TAAAGACATATTATCAAGCAAATGAATATCAGGGTGCTCCTGCTGATTTAATTCAAAATATTGATCAATATTCTAAACTAGATGAACTTACTAATGTAGTTGATAAGGTTTCTTTGAATTCTGACATAGATGATCTTGATGAAACTATATCTGTAGATCTGGGAGTTTATCCACAAGGAACTAATGGATTTCCAGATTCTTATGGACTATTAAAAATTGATGATGAGATTATTACATATACTGGAAAAACAGATACTTCTTTTACTGGTTGTATAAGGGGTTTTTGTGGAATATCTTCATATAAATCAGATAGTGATCCAGATGTACTAGTATTCAATTCAACCACCTCTGAGGAGCATACAAAGGGGTCTGAGATAACGAATCTAAGTACTCTCTTTCTTAAAGAGTTTCTTTTAAAAACCAAATACCAACTATTACCTGGACTTGAAAATAGATCCTTACATGTTGACCTTGATCAAAATGTTTTTATTAAGCAAGCAAAGGATTTTTATCTAAGTAAAGGTACAGATCAGTCTTTTGAAATTTTATTTAAAGCATTATATAATGAAGAAGTCAAAATCATTAGACCTGGTGAATTTCTTTTTACACCCTCAAATGCACAACATCAAATAACTAATGATTTGGTTGTTGAGGCAATTGAAGGTGATCCAGTAGATTTGCAAGAATCTACACTATTTCAAGATGCATATGGCACTGATATTGAAAAATCATATGCTCCAATTACTAGTGTAGAGAAAGTTTGGACAGGAACTGCGACTACTGCATATAAATTAAGTGTTGATGGTGGATATAATAGAGATTCTAGAGTTGATGGTGCAATGTATGGTACATTCTCCGTTCATCCTAAAACTAGGGTAATTGGAGAAGTAGGAGTAGGAAATACTGTACTTAATGTTGATTCAACTGTTGATTTTGCAAATTCTGGAGAATTGTCAGTAATTTATAATGATGCTACTGCAGGAGTTGTTTCTTATACATCAAAATCAACAACTCAATTCTTTGGATGTTCTAATATAACAGGGATTATTGAAGATGCTGCAAATATTGGAATTAATACTTATGCATACGGAACTTCTTTTAATGATTCAACTAAAACTATTAAAGTAAGAATTAATAATGTTTTAGATAAATTAGAATATTCTAATGAAGCTTATGGATATGCTAAAGGTAATACTGCAAAAATTAAAACTTTAGGTGTAAAGGATAATACTTTTAAAGGAAAAAATTGGTTTTATAATATATCTCCCATTTATAATATTAGTAAAGTAGAATTACTTGATAGTGTTGATTTAGTATATGAAATAACTACTGAATCTGATGTCATCTTCAAGATTGGAGATATTGCTACTATTAAAGGACATGATGGAGTTGATAGGCAAACTACTATTATTTCCACAAATGGATCAAATGTTTTTACAATTAAAGGTCAGGGAAATATTTCAACTAATCAAAAGACTATTCAAAGAGAGTTATCCAACGCACAATCTAATACTTTTCCCAATATTGACATATATACATCTAATGTTCAGAATGTTTATAAAAAAGGTGATGATTTATTAATAGCATCTCCTTCTCTTCCATCTTATAATGAGCAACCATTAAATGTTTCTACTAGATCAGTAGTTTTTTCAGGTTTCTTTGATCAGGATACCTTTAAGATCTCAAGTGAGGAGCATGGTTTATATACTGGTGATGCAATTTATTATACCCCACAAAAAGTTTCTTATACCTATTATGATGCATTTGGTCAATTCTTCACTGGTTTAAGGGTAGGATCTTCCTTATTTGCTAAAGATTATGATTATGTAATAGATGGTAATGATAATGGACTTGTAGTAAGTGGTAGAATTCCTCCAGGTGAAGGTTTATATTTTGTTAAACGAATAGATTCTACTACTATTAAACTTGCTGTTAGTCGAGCAAATATTCAGGCTTCAGATTTTATTTTCTTAAATAATCCTACTAATGTAACTGATTGTATAATTGAGCCTTATAATTTAAGAAATAGCACATTACAATCACAAAAACTTTTAAAAGAAATATCTCTTCCTCAAGAAGATGGTGTTATATATCCCACTAAACCAGGAACTACTGGTATTTTAATTAATGGAGTTGAAATAGAAAATTATAAATCTACTGATTTTATTACTTATGGAAAATTAAATTCTGTTGATGTAATTAGTGGTGGAGAAGGATATAGTATTACAAATCCACCTCTTTTGAATATATCCGATTCTGTAGGAGTTGGAGCAACAGGATATCCCGCTATTTCTGGATCTTTAGATAGAATTGAACTTATAGATCCTGGATTTGATTATACAGAAACACCTATTATTACTATTACTGGTGGTGCAGGAGAAAATGCATTAGCTTCTGCAAATATGAAATCTATAATTCATGAGGTTTCATTTAATGCTAGTCTTCCCTTTGCAGGTGCTGCTACTACATCTTCAGTTAATATAGTAGATAATACTATTGGATTTGGAAATGTTTATCATAAATTTAGAAATGCAGAAGAAGTTCTTTATACTAGTAATGGACAAAAAGGAGTTGGTGGACTTACACCTTCCACATATTATTTTGTAAATGTTAAAGATCCATATACTGTAGGAATTCACTCTACATTTGAAGCTTCAGTAGCAGGTATTAATACCATTTCATTGACTGATTATGGTGTAGGAAAACAACTTTTGAGATCTGTTAGTAAAAAATTAATT